AAAAAAAAAAAAAAAAAGAAAATGAAAAAAAGAGAGAGGACCCTAAACCAGAAATAATAGCCGAGCAGAAAATAATAAAAAATCCTATTTTTAAACCAGCATTTAAACCAAAAGAAAAAAAAACATGGGAAGAAGGATATAAAAAGTTTCCAGATAAAAAAATGGAAATACCACAAGGTAAAATTCATTCTCCTTCTGATACAGAAGTTAACACTACCGAATCAGATAAAAAAGAATTTAAACCAAAAGAATTTAAACCAAGAGAAGATAGACCACGTGAATTTAAACCAAGAGAAGATAGACCACGTGAATTTAAACCAAGAGAAGATAGACCACGTGAATTTAAACCAAGAGAAGATAGACCACCATCAAGAGAATTTAAACCAAGAGGAGATAGACCACCATCAAGAGAATTTAAACCAAGAGAAGATAGACCACGTGAATTTAAACCAAGAGAAGATAGACCACCATCAAGAGAATTTAAACCAAGATATGAAACTAAAAATATTAAAGATGAACCCTTATTAGCAGAACAAAAAGTTTATCAGCCTAAAGTTCCACCAGGTGGATCTGGCCATAAACACCCAACGTATAATCATCCTGCATATATAACAACTGATGATCAAAAAATGTTACCACCACCATTTGTTCAAGATTATGATTCTTATCCATGGCCTCATTCAATGCCACTTAAAAAAGTAAATGAAATTCCATTACAAAAAATTTACAATATTAATTTAGGAGGTGGGGATCAACAACATACCGTTTTAAATTCATTATATGAAGATATTATTCCAGGAGATCCATTTCAATACAGTATGATAAAAACGTTTGAAAGAGAAGAAATTAAAAATTTTATAAGAAATTCAGTTTTAATAAAAGGTGATTATGATGATATTACTTTACAAAAGAGTAATGGAAGAAGTTTATTATCATATTTTAGAATATTACATTTCAATCCATATGGTAATGGTGATAAAAATCCATATACAGATATTCCATATAACTTTTTAATTTATAATATGGCTTATCCAGTTAAATTTGAAGATAATAGAGTTGAAGCTGCGAGAAATGCATTGGGTTTTAATCTTAGAATATATAATTTAAATTATGGTGCTGCAAATTTTAAAAATACTGAATTAACAACAGCGATTGGTCGTGTATTAGATAATTTTGATTTTAATGTATGGCGTGAGATATATTATTACGAAACTATTACTAATAAAATAATAAATCGTAAAGTTTCTCCTAATTTTATTCAAATGTTATTTTATACTCGTGATAAAGAATCAAAAATTAAATACAATGAATTAAAAAATATTATCAAAGAACATAGAAAAACGGGTTTTGATTTAGTATTAGATAATTCTAAAAAAGCATTTGAAAATGTAAAAATTACACAAAATTTAAAAGAATATTTTGGTGGTAATTTTCCTGATATGACATCAGTTGATTTAGCAAAAGATAGTGGTATATCATTACTTGCTGTAACAGAAGCTCCAAATTATTCGATAAAAGAATGGGCATCACCAATGTATAATAAATTTAGTGCAAGACATGAAATGGTATCAACAGGACATCATACTATTGATGAATGGAGATCTGTATTATTTCAAATATTATATGCATGCCTTGTTATGGAAGAAATAGGATTTACTTATAGAGATTTTTCACTTGATAATATTTTTGTTAAAGATCTATTTGTTAATAAATCTAGTGTAAATCATTGGAAATATATTATCGATGATTATGAATTTTATGTACCAAATTTTGGTTATTTAGTACTTTTAGATAGTAGATTTAAAGATGTTGATAATGATGGTGATAAAAAAACAAAATTTAAATTAACTGGTAAAATTTTTAATAATAGTGATGATAAACCTCGTGATGGCAGTAAACCATCTGAATTAAAAGAAAAAGTTAAAGAAATTTTTAATAATACAGAATTTAATTTAAAACCACCAACAGAAATTATAAGTCTACTAAATAAAATAAAGGGATACTTTAATGAAAATAAAAGTATAAAACAAACTATATGCGATAACTTTGTTCATTTATTAAATAACAGAGTTGGTACTTTATTAACAACAAGTGAGAGAAATAATTTATCTATTACATCATTTAAAGATATTACTAATGGTAAATTAGTTGTATATCAAAAACGGTATGAAGAATTTATATGGGTAATTTATAATGGTAAAGATGAGGAAAATACAAAGAAAAGAAACATATCATATATAGATAATAATACTGTTGAAGAGAAAAGTGTATTTCCTCATAGTTTAATAAATTACCCATCAAGTGAACCAGTATTACAAAATAGTAAAAAGAATATGAGATTTGATTCTGATGCAACGATTGAAACATATAGATTATAAATTTTTTATGAGAAATAATTATCTAAATATATTATATATGGATAATTATTATACACTAATTAGTTCAACAGATCCGAAACATCTTGAATTTGTAGGAAATTTAACAAATATTGAACCAAATGATATTAGTATTTTATTTTTTAGTGATGAAGCTCTTGATATAGTAAATGATCTTATTATTAAAAATGTAAAAGAAAAAACTTTTGAAATGTATGGTAAAAAATTAGTTATTGATAAACAAAATAAAGATCATTTATATATTATAATGCGATTTGTATATTTTAAAAATGCTAATTATACTGATGTAGTTGAAAATGAGGTTAATATGTTAATAGATAAAACAGTTGAAATGGTTTTACCTACAGTTATAAATAGTTTATTTTCTCATTTAAAATATCTTGAAGATATGGAAAAAAGATTTATGCCAATAATAATTCCTAATCCTGCAAGTTCTGGTAATAATAAACCAGAACTACCGCCAATATTATAATATTAAACATATTTTACATTTAAATTTTCTTTCATTTCTTTAGATGATAATACATATATTACTGCATTATTTTCTAAAAAATCTTTTTCCCTATCATTATTTTCAATACCATTTACATAATAATCAGGATATATATTTAATGGTTTAAAAGAATTTATTTTACCTTCCATAGGATCATATTTATAAAATTTATTATCCCTTTCACGTACATATGCAACATTACTTGTAACATAATCCATACCATTATGATTATATGTATTATTAGCAACGATACCACTTACCTCATACTCATTACCTTTACCTTTTCCTAATACTATAGAATCAATACTATCAAATGTTGCTTTTTTTAATTCCATTTTTTCAAATTGTTCAACACCTGCCGGATATTTATAATTAAAACCTTTATAATAATCTAAATTAATATTATGTGGTTGTCTAATAACTTGAACAAATATATTTCCACGCGAGTATATAACTTGTATTTTTCGTTTAACAACTTTTCCATTGATAACAAAAAATTGTTCTTGAGAATCTTTTAATATACTATTAATACTATTTGTATCAAAATTATTTATTCTTATAGATATTATAGGTATACGTGTTACCTGTGGTTTAATATTATATTTATATGGGTTATATATATTAACATTGTCTACTATTTCAGATGATGCAACAACTGTTGGTTTATATGAAAAAGCATTTAATAATCTTTGTAAAATTGTTCCATCATATTTTCCATAAATAAAATCAGGATTTACATATTTATTTAAAGTACATACATCAACCGCAGAAATAAATTTATTAAATGCAGGATTAAATATTTTACCACTTCTTAAATGTAAAACACAATTCCATAGTTGCATTTGTAAATTACATCTATATAATAGATCTGACATTGTTGATTTACTATTACAAACAATATCTTGTGGGTCATTAACTAAATCGTAAAAAAATTCATAATTGCTTCTTGTTTCTAAGTCTGAATTATTATATCTAGCTGTTATAATATGAGGCAAACTTGAAAAAATAAATCTACTATCTAATTCAGAATTTTTTTGTAAGAATAATGCAACAATTATTGGTGATATATGTGTATTAATATCATCAACCCCTCTATCAAAATTTTTAGTTACAACATTAATATCTATTGAAGGTTCTTTTTGGTATAATATTGATTGTAATAATACAGAGCTATGTAATTCTTTTGATTTTTCATATAATTTAAGTATTTCTTCTAAATTTTTTTTATCATTTGATTTTAATCTCATTTGTTTTATATCATATTGTGTATCACCAAGAGCTTTCATTATTGTAGTCATTGGTTTTAGATCATCATTGGGATTATCAACACCAGCAAAATCTTTTTCAAGAATTCTTTTAAATTCTTCAAATTCAAATTCAGATAATTTTAATTTATCAGCATACTTTCTTGATTTTTCTAAAACAATATGATAAGGATAATTATTGTATTTTTCTATAATTATATCTGCAAATTTTCGTGAATTTTTTCTAATTGATGTATATTTTTTTCTAAAAACGCTTATTATTGTTTCAACTAATTCTTCATTTTTATATTTTTCATTTAATTTTAATAAATTTTTATGTTTAACTTTATCTCCAAGTTTTAGCAAATTAATAACTTCTTTATTTACAATTTCTCTCATTAATATGTTTTAGATTATTATTTATAAAAAAGAATAACTTTTTTATAAATAAGATTTAATTAATTTATTAATTTAAAGTTGTTTTACTCCAACATTTTCTTTTATGTCAGATGATTTGTAAAATAATACTAGTGATCTTTCATTTAAAGAATCTTTATCAAAAGATGTTCTTTCATAAGCACTATCACCATTTGGTTTCATTGGATCATATTTTACCCAAGGTTCACCATCATCACCAGCTACACCAGAATCCATAGTTGCTACCCAAGCTTCAGATCCAGTTATAATTTGATCAGATCCATTTGCACCAATTAAATCACCATCTCCAGCACCAAGATTAACTGGTGTTAATTTAGCAGAAATATAGGAGTTTAATTGAAACATATTTCCTGCACTTTTAACCATACCAAAGTCAGTCATTAAATCTACATCTATACTTGTAGTTGTTACTTTTTCAAAACCTCCAGATCCGATAGGTACCGCTTTATATGAAGCAGGTCTAAAGTTTTCAAGATCAATTTGTTCACCTCTTCTATCAAGATATACAACTATATTACCACGAGAGTAAATAACTTTAACTTCACGTTTAACAACAACATTACCTTCAATAAAGTATTGAGACTGGTTTGTTGAAATTATAGAAGACAATGGTGTTGAAGACGTATCTTTACCTCCTACACGAACAGTAATCATAGGAATTTTAGTAACTACTGGATTTATATTTTGATAGTATGGATTACTTGTTACCATAGTTCCTCCAACTGGTCTTGTTGATACAACCGTTGGTCTGTATGAAAAAGCAGATAAGAGGCGTTTAAGGATAGTACCATCATGACGACCATATAAAAAATCTGGATTATCATATTTATTAAGACGGCAAACATCAACACTAGTTAAAAATTCATTAAAAGATTTATTATAAACATGACCATTTCGCATATTTAAAACACAATTCCATAATTGATTTTGAAGATTTGAACGATGTAAAAGATCAGCAAGTGGTGATCTGTGATCACAAACAATATCATTTGGATCTGTTACCATATCATAGAATAATTCATAATCAGATCTAGTTGTAAGTGCATCGCGTTCATATCTAGATTTGACAATACCAGAAATATTACTGTGAATGAAATGAGATTCAAAATCTTCATTTTTATTTAAAAACATTGCAGCAATTACTGGATGAATGTGATCATTTATATTATGTCTATGTTTATCATAATTTTGTTCCAAGTATGATTCTTCACCGTTAAATTTGATATAGTCCCCATCTACATTGTGACTAATAGCTTGAAGAACAACTTGAGAATGGACTAATCTTGATTCTTTATGTAAATTTAAAATTTGTTGAAGATGTCTAAAGTCAGCATCTGAAACATTGACTCCTTCATTAGCAGCATCTAAGTGACCAAGAACTCTCATCATGTTTGTAAGTGGAACAACAACCTCAGCAGCACGAGATGTACCGGATAATTCTTGTTCGTAAATTCTTTGAAACTCAGCAAATTCAGCATCACTTAATTTATATTTTCTAGCATGGGCGCGAGCTTTTTGTAAAATAATACTGTATGGGGTATTTGTTTGGGAATATCTCGCTTTTACAGCATTCGCAAAACGTTTGGCTCCACGAACAACAGCGGAGTGTCTCTGAACAAATACATCTCTAATTTGTTCAAGTAGACCTTCGTCTCCATATTTTCTTCTAAGATTTACAAGAGCAGCTTGATTAACTTTATCTCCCATTTTAAATAAGGCGGCAACTTCGGTAGAAACGACGTTACCAGATCTTGAGGATTTACGTGATCTAGATCTAGGCATATATATACTTAATGATAGAAAAATTTTTTAAATATAAAAATAAAACCTTTTGTAAAAAATAATTCTATATATTTTTATAATATTTTTTTAAAAATATTATATTTTAAATGTATGTTATTAAAAAATTATAAAAAATTATACTATATAAAATAATTGAAAATATAATATTTTTAAAGAATAATTTTTAAATATTAATATAAATGAAAGATTTATGGATCAATAAATGGACTCCAAAATGTATTAATGATATAATTGGTAATAAACAAGCAATAAAAAGAATTGACGAGTGGCTATCTAATTTTGATAATACAAATATAAATAATTTAATTATTTCAGGAAATCATGGTATTGGAAAATCATTAACAATTAAATTATTACTTCAAAAATATAATTTTTATACTAAAATTATTTATCCAGATGATATTAAAAATTATAGATTAAATAATGATTTTAGTGATTTTTATAATTTTGATACATCTATTAAACATCAAATGAAATTTACAAATAATAGTTCTAAAAAACTAGCTCTTATTTTTGATGATACAGAATGTATTAGTTTATCGAGTGAAAGAAAATTTATAATGGGAATACATAAAGATAATACTAAAAAAAAAATATTTCCTCTTATATTTATTTCAAATAATAATCATAGTAAGTTACTGAATGATTTAAAAAAAAATTGTCTAGAGGTTAAATTTTATACTCCTTCTAGTTTTGATATTATTAAACTTATTAAAAAAATATGTAAAAAAGAAAAAATAATTGTTAAAGAACCTCAGTCAGTTATGAAATTAATAGAGTTTGCTCAAAATGATATTCGCAGATTAATTAATCTATTACAAGAATACTCTTATTGTTTCAGTGAAATAACAGAAAAAAATATAACTAATTTTATAAATAATTCTTTGAAAAAAAAAATAGATATTGGATTATATGATTCAGTATTAAAATTAATTAATAATTATAATGAATATGACGAAATTTTTCAATTATATGAATCAGAAAAAGTATTATTACCTTTAATGATTCATGAAAATTATTATAAGAAAACTTTTTCAAAATTAAATAAATTTAGTTTTAATGAGCAACTTGACCAAGCTATTAATATATCTGATTCTTTATCAAAAGGAGATAATATAGAAACAAGTATATACACAGATCAGAATTGGTACTTACAAAATATTCATGGATTTTATACATGTTTAGATACATCTTTTTGGATAAATTATTCAAATGAACAATTATCTTCTGCTAAAATTAAATTTAGCGCTGATTTAAATAAAACATCATTAAAAAATATTAATAGAAAGAACATTTCTAATTTAACTAAAATAGTATCAAAAAAATCAATTCATGAGATATTAATGTTATGTAAATTAACAAATAAACTGTTGAATAAAAATAAAAGTAAAATTATTATTGATATTTTAAAAAAATATAAAAAAGATATTGATATTAAAGATATAGAATTATGTTTAAAAATAGATAAAACAATTGATTTTATAGTTTTATCTACAAAAGATAAAAAAGAAATTAATAACTTAATTTAATATATATTTTTCTTTAATTTTATTAATACCTATAATTTGCATATAATTATTAGAATTAATTGGAGTTATATAATAGAAATCTCGATTAACATATAATAATAACTTATTAAGCCATAATAATTGATCATCTGATGTTAATTTTATTTTATTACTTTTAAGTAAATTATGATAAAAAATACTTCTTTTAGAATTATCATTTTCAAATAATTTATATTGTGATTTTATTTCTTTAACTCTATCTAACATTTTTTTATTTTTAAATCCATATATAGTATTATTCCAGTTAAATACTAAATCTTCAGTTAATGCTCCGTAAAAAATATATTCTGCAGAATATACTTTTTCTTGAGTATTATAAAAATTTATAATATTTTGTCTTTTTTTATCAAATTTTATAATATAATTTTTATCCATATTCATTTTTTTTAATTTTTTAAGTTGTTTTTTATGATAAGAATCAATCTTTTTTAGTAACATATATATATAGTTATAAAAAAATCTAAAATTATATATATGTATATTATAGCTATATTATTTCTTGTAATAATACTTTTTTATATGAATAGAACTAGAATAGTTGAAAATATAATAAATCTTGGTAATGTATGTTTAAATAGACCAAAAGAAGAAAATATTAAAAGTTTAAATAATCCAAACTTACGAATGGACCGTGGAGGATTAGTATAATAAATATCTAAAATAATTTCTAACATAATATTATAATGAGCAATATAAATTTACTTATAGAAGTTAAAAAAGAATATACTGAATTATTATTAAATATATTAACACCAGTAATTTATGATGGTATAAAATCAATTTATAATGAATCTAAAATAAATCGTGATAATACAACAGTTTTAAAAACATTCCAATTATTATTAAAAAGAATTCCTAAATGGAATGAACAAATTATAAATAATGAAATTGAAAGAATATTACATGTTACAATTAAATATCCGTGGTTAATTGATTTAATTAAATCTGTATTTAAATCATATATTTTAACTTTAACAATGAAAGATTTTAATGATGATTTATTTAAAAAAATAAATTTACAAGAATTTATTCATAATATTTATATTGAATGTGCAAGAGAATTATGGAATAATACTTTTTTACTTTTTGATGATCATAATATTGTACCTCTTGTTGAACAACAACGCAATAAATTATTAACTTATAAATTAATTGAAAAATCAATTAATAATGCAATTCGTAAAACATTACCGATGGAATTAATTATGAATGAATATTTAGATCAACCAGAAACTTCAAAAGAAATGGATTTTGAACTAAAATTAAAAGTTGATGAATTAGTAAATATTCCTTTGCTACTAGAAAAAAATTTAAATCTTCTTAAACAAGATGCATCAATACCACCAATACCTCCAATTTCATCATTACCAATTGAAAAAAAAGTAGATATCATCCCACCAAATGAAATAACTATTCAAAATAAAGAAAATATAACAGAAAATGAGAAATTAAATAAAAAAATATTATCTATTATTGAAAATGAAAATATTAAATTAACAGAGTCAGACAATAATAATAATAATAATATCTTTACACAAGACAAAAATAATAATAGTTCATCAACATTAAAAAAAATAGTAAATGAATCATTAAATAAAAAAGAGACCCCTATAAATAATAAAAGTTTATCAATTAATAGTAAAGTAAGAAATAATATTGAAAAAGATTTAGCTGATTCAGAAACAGTTACATATAATCCAGAAAAAAATAATAATGAATATCAGGATGTTTTTTCAAATAGTGAAATTGAAAAAAAAAATAATGGTATTTTAGAAACAAAAGAAAATGAAACAATTGATACTCAAATGCAAAAAGAATTAAAACAAAAAGAACATTTTTTTAATAATTATTTAAATATTTAATTTTGTCTATTATCACTAATTGATGGTAAAATTCTATCTAATAGTGCATATGAAATAGATGTTGTTAAAGCTAATGTTAATGAATCATACATTGGTAGTGTAGTATTTATTAAATATATTGAAGAAATCATAGTTAATAATGTCATTAATAAATATTTAAGTATAATATTGTTTTGATGTATCATATAATTTAAATTAGAAATTTTCTAATATTAATTATATGATTAAAATTTTTATAATATTATTATTATCTATAATAGTTTTAATACGGTTTCAACAATCTTGTATAAATAATAAATTAGTAAAGAATAAATATGAAATAATTTTTAACACTATTAAAATTCCTTTATTTTTTATAGCTTTGTTTATTATTATTTACAATTATGATAATAAAACACGTGTTATTCCTTATGATACCATTATGAAACAAGAATTATATACTATAAATCCAAATTTTTAATTTTCTAACTTTATATAATGAATACAAAAGATATACGTTTAGGAGATTCTAAATTACAACTTAAAAAATTTAATATGAAAAGTATGCCTGATCATGTTACAATGGCAATGATTGCTAAAAGAGCATCAGGTAAAAGTTATTTAACACGTGAAATATTATTTCATCTTAGACATATACCAACAACAATTGCAATTAGTAGAACAGAAAAACTTAATAAATTTTATGGTGATTTTATACCAGATATTTATATTTATGATCAATATTCATCAGAAATATTAAATAAGATATATTCAAGACAAGCAAAAATTATAGAAGATAATGATAAAAGAAAAAAAGAAGGTAAAAGATTAAAAGATGCTAGATTAATTATTATAATGGATGATTGTATGAGTAGTAAAGGTTCGTGGATTAAAGAACAACAAATTTCAGAATTATTTTTTAATGGAAGACATTATGAAATTAGTTTTATTCTTACAATGCAATATGCTGTAGGAATTCCACCTGAAATGAGAAGTAATTTAGATTTTATTTTTTTACTTGCTGAAGATTTTATTTCAAATAAAAAAAAGTTATTTGATCATTATGCAGGGATGTTTCCTAGTTTTGATGTATTTAATCATGTATTTACACAAATTACAGCAGACTACGGTGTTATGGTTATTAATAATCGTGTACATTCGACTGATATTACAAAAAAAGTATTCTGGTATAAAGCAAAAGATACACCCGATTTTACAATTGGATCAAAGAGATATAAAAAATATCATAAAAAAAATTATGATAAAAATTGGAATAAAAAAGTTGATCTATTTGATACATCAACTTTATTGTCCAGAAATAAAAATAAAATGAAATTAATTGTTGAAAAAATAAAATAATTATTCATTATTTTCACCACTAGCTGGTGGAATTATATCTGATTGTTCCATTCGTTCTTTTGAGTTATTTTCTAATGTTTGAAGTTCTTCTTTAAGATTAGAATCATTGTCTTTACAGTTATTTAATCTTTCTTCCATACCTTTAATTTGAGTTTCTAAAGTTTCAAGACTTTTTGTTAATGTTTGTGCCTCTGTCATATTTTTAACTTTACTTAATTTACTTGTAAGTTCATCACGAGTACGATTTCTCTCTTCAATATTTTCATTAATATTATCCATAATTTTTTCTGTTTTACGTAATTCATGATAAATTCTTGATTTTTCCATATTTTCCTTATGTCCTTTCATAAGATTATTAAGTTGTTCATTTGCATATTCTGTATTTTGAACAACTTCAGATTCTGGATCTGGATTATATGGTAACCACTTTTTTGTTTCACCAACATATACGTGATGTAAGTTATCATGTTCTTGTATTTTTTTTGCTTGAGCACATGCTTCATCATATGTATTAAATACTCCTCCAATACGAACACCGGATGTTCCCAGTTGATCTCCTTCTTTTTTTACTAAAAATGAAATACATACATAGTTTTGGTTACTTGGAACCATTGGTAGATCTTCAAGTTCAGACATTATATTTATATAAAATTTGTAATCTTTAAAACATTTATTATTATGTTGTAGCATAAAATTCCCAATTTAAATGTTTGCAAAATTTTTCCCATATAATATCATGTTCTTTTAATTTTTCTGGCTTTAATAATGGAAAATATGGTAATAAATAATCTAATTCTAATAATTCACTAAATTTATATAATATAAATGGATAAGATAAAAAATTTTTTCTACCTTTTGGTTTATAAATTTCCCATGGTTCTTGAATTTTCATAAACATATTAATAAATGTTTCCTCAATATCTCTACTTATTTTTGGTGCAGGAATACCTGTTATTTTATTTATTATAAAAGGATTATGTTCATATAATTTATTATATCCTAATTTTTTTAAAATAACTTGCATTGTATCTCGTGTAATTTTTGTATAATCTTCAATTCTATATTTTTCTAATTCTGTTTTAATATTAGTAAAAACACTTTCTGGTATTTCAGTTGTTTCTTTTGCTTGAAATTGATTTAACCATTCTTTAAAATGATTTTTTCTTTGGTATGGCGAATAATCTTTTATCATATTATCTTCATCTAATATGATATATTCCATTAAACCACATTCAGGACATATGTAAGATGATTTTTTAACTTCAAGTATTTTTTCAACATTACAAAAAGTACAATATTTTATTCTATTTTTACCATCATCTTTTTCTAATCTAATACCATCAACACGTTCGCAATATTTATTAAATAAGTCAGATTTATTTTTTTTATTATTATCATTTTTAATACTTGTATTTTTTAAATTAATAAATTCTAATATATTTTTAGCTGGTTCATTTTGTATAGGTATATCATTTTTTAGTTCATAATATTCAATTAATAAATCCCCTGTTAAATCATAATAATTTATTTCATCATTATCTTTTTCTATTTCATTAATAGTATCAAATAATTCTTCTTGATTTATTAATAATTTAGCTCTATTATCAAGATCTATTAAAATATTATTATTGCGCTTTTCTTCTAATATATTTAATTCTTTTGTAATTTTATTTAATTCTTTTTTTAGCTTTTCGAGTGATTTTTTTTTAGTTTCTATTGTTTTAATTTTATTCAAGTGTTTTTTTTCAAGCGTATTTGATGCTTTAATATTTGATGTTACTTTAGATACCTTTTTTTTTATCCTAAAGTTACTAGACATATAATTTTAATTCTTAAAATTGCTTTAAATTAAAATATTTAAAAAAAATATTAAAAAAAACATAAAAATATACTAATTTATAAAATATTAAAAAAAAAAAAAATTTTTTTAATATAATATTAATATTTAAAATTTATATTTAAATTTTTTACAAAAAAAAGTTCTAAAATAAATTTTCTAAAATAAATTTTCTAAAATAGATATATACTAATATGGCTGGTGCTTTAATGCAACTCGTAGCTATTGGAGCTCAAGATGGCTGGCTCACAAAACCAGATGGATCTGAACCTCCTGTTACTTTTTTCGTAGCTAGTTACAAAAGACATACTAATTTTGCAATGGAATCAATGGAACAATCATTAAGTGGTAATCCAAATCTTGGTGTTTCTACCCTTTGTCGTATTTCACGTCATGGAGATCTTATGGGACCAACTTATGTAGAGGCTACTTTAGCAGCTGGTGAAAATTATGATGCTTCTGGTAATAATGTTCGTCTTGGTTTTAGACTTCTTAAACAAGTTGAATTACGTATTGGAGGTCAAATGATTGATAGACATAGTTCAATGTGGATGTGGTTATGGACCGAATTAACCCATACAGCATCACAAAAAGCACAATTATCACGTATTGCTGGTAGTAATACGGGTAATGTTCCTGGAGGATCAAGATTATATGTTCCTTTACAATTTTCTTACTGCAGAAACCCAGGTCTTGCTATTCCTTTAATTGCTCTTCAATATCACGATGTTGAATTAGCAATTGATTTTGAAGATGCGTCAAATTTAAACGTGCTTACTAAAATTGAAAATGTATCTGTATGGGTTGATTATTATTTCCTTGATATGGAGGAACGTAGACTTCTTGCACAAAAACAACAAACTATGTTAATTGAAACTGTTCAACATCATGAAGATACAACAAAATTACAAGATACTGCAATGACACTTACTTTTAATCATCCAGTTAAAGAATTAGTCTGGGTTGGAACAGAAGATCAAACTAAAAATAATGGTAAACTTGTATCAATGTCGACTGAAGGAGCTCAAATAAAATTAAATGGTACAGAAAGATTTAAACGAAGAAATGCAACATATTTTAATTATGTTCAACCATATCAACATCATACTGGTTTCCCAAGTCCAGGTATTAATGTATACTCTTTTGCTCTTCGTCCAGAAGAACATCAACCAACAGGAACATGTAACTTTTCCCGTATTGATAATGCACAATTAACTGTTAAATATCTTCAGGATAAACCTATAGAAGTTTTTGCTCTTAGTTATAATGTTTTACGTATTACATCTGGTATGGGTGGTCTTGCTTACTCTAACTAAATTTAACTATAAAAATTTTTTATATAAAATAAAAATATTTAAAAATTCATAATTTAAATATTTTTATTTATTTTTAAAAAAAAATTATTATAAATATGAATTTTCTTAAAAAAAATATTAAAAAAAAATAATAAATATATATAATTATTATAATATATATTTATTTAATATTTTTTTAATAAATGTTCTAAAATAATTTTTTTAAAATAAATTTTCTAAAATAAATTTTCTAAAATAAATTTTCTAAAATAAATATATACTAATATGGCTGGTGCTTTAATGCAACTTGTCGCTATGGGCGCACAAAATCAGTTTCTTAATGGAGGACCTACTGATTCTGATTCTCCTGTAACTTTTTTTCAGGTATTATATGCTAAACATACCAATTTTGCTGTTGAATCGGTTGAACAAACTCTTGATGGATCAACAGCTTTAGGACAACGGGTAACTTGTAATGTATCACGTACTGGTGATTTAATTAATAATGTTTGGATTGATGCATCTCTTAATTGTAGTGATCCAGTTAATCGTGTTGGTTTTGCTCTTCTCAAAAATGTCTCATTAACTATTGGTGGCCAAACTATTGATAAACAAAGTGGTAGATGGATGTATTTATGGAGTGAACTTACTCATACAAATGATCAAAAATCTTACCTTGATCTATTAGTTGGTGAAAAGGGTCCAAATGGTTCACATAGTGGGACTAATGATAATGCCGGTTTAATGATACCGTTACAATTTTCTTTCTGCAGAAATCCAGGACTTGCTCTTCCTCTTGTTGCTCTTCAATATCACGAAGTTAAATTTGAAATTGATATTGCCTCACAATCAGACGTAGCTCAAGATGGAAATGCTACTTTAAACAGCATGAAAGTATGGGTTGATTATGTTTTCCTTGATGTACCAGAACGTTCTAGATTTGCAAGTACAAGTCACGAATATCTTATAGAAACAGTTCAAACTCAAGTAGGAAATATTAGTGCTGGCAGTTCAAACAATGTTCGTCTTAACTTCAATCATCCTGTTAAAGAATTAGTTTGGGTTGGTACTCAAAGTACATCAGCCGGTGATAAGTTTACTAATTTTATTGATTCATCTGGTACAAGAGTTCCAAATGTTACAGCCGATCAATTATCAGAAATGACAATTAGACTTAATGGTCAAGATAGATTTTTACCACGTGATCATAGATATTTTCAAGCTATACAGCCTCATGCACATCATACTGGAGTACCAGATCTTGGTATTAACAGTTATTCTTTTGCTCTTAAACCAGAAGAACATCAACCATCAGGTACATGCAATTTTTCACGTATTGATAATGCAGAATTAGTTGTTACTACCCCTACAGCCAGTGAAACTGCTGGAGGAAAATATAATCAAATCCACATTTTTGCTCTTGCTTATAATGTTTTACGAATTACATCTGGTATGGGTGGTCTTGCTTACTCTAATTAATTTTAAATATAAAATAAAATTATAATAAAATAATAATAAAAAAATATTTAAAAAAGATATATAAAATATTTTTTTATTAAAGTAATCATTTTAATATAATTAATATAATTTTAAAAAAAAAAATATTAAAAAATAATAAATATTTAATTTTTTTAATAAAATAATTTTATTATAAAAATTTTTTTTAAAATAATATAAATTATTTTATTAAAAAATAATTATTTAAAATATATTTTCTAAAATATATTTTCTAAAATATATATATACTAATATGGCAGGTGGTGCTTTAATGCAACTCGTCGCTGTAGGCGCACAAGATCAATTTCTTACTGTTGGTGGTAATGTCACTTTCTGGTCTGTTAAATATGCCAGACACACTAATTTTGCAATGGAATCAATGAGACAAGTTCTTAATGGTAGAGGAAATTTTGGAAATAAAGTTATTGCAAAAATTGCCCGTAGTGGTGATTTAATTGGAGCTTGTTATGTTCAAGCTACACTTCCAGATCCATCTGGTGGTGGCGATAAATATTGTAACTCTGTTGGATGGAGATTATGCAAAGAAGTTAAATTATCAATTGGTGGACAAGTTATTGACAAACATTCATCTACTTGGATGCATTGCTGGTCTGAATTAACAACACCAGTTGAAAAACAAGTTAATAGTAGTGCTGATTTAACATCAACTTTATCACGTCTTGTTGGTCTTAAATCAGCAGATGGCGCTTCAGCACAAAATATGAATGCTGATACTGCTAATTCATGGAGACTTAATGTTCCTTTACAATTTTTCTTTTGTAGACATCCAGGTCTTGCTCTTCCACTTATTGCTCTTCAATATCATGAAGTTGAAATTTCAATTGAATTAGCAACAAAAGCTGAAGTTTTATCCACAGGATCCAATAATGGGGATACCCTTGGAGATTTAACTGATTTAGCATTATTTATTGATTATATTTTCCTTGATTCAGACGAACGTACATGGTTTGCACAACATCAGCATCAAATGTTAATTGAAACTGTACAAGAACAAGTTCAAGCAGTAAATGGTGATACTGATAACTCAATTAGATTAAATTTTAATCACCCAGTTAAAGAACTAGTATGGGTTATTAGAGATGGTTCAAATAGAGATGTTTTTACAGATTTCTTAGTTGGTGACGCTAATTCATCACAACCAGTTAATACCGCTCTTCTTAAACTTAATAATTCTAATCGTTTTGAGCAAAGACCTGGTCTTTATTTTAACGGTGTCCAACCTTATCAACATCACACTGGTAATCCAGATCAAGGAATTTATTGCTACTCATTTGCTCTTAGACCAGAAGAACTTCAACCATCCGGATCTTGCAATTTCTCAAGAATTGATAATGCAGAATTAAGTGTTAATACAAGAGGAGTAAAATCTGGAGGATCATCAAAAATAACTGTCATGGCTCATTCTTACAATCTTCTTCGTATTACATCTGGTATGGGTGGTCTTGCTTACTCTAATTAAACATCTTAATTTTATTAATTATAAAACATCTTAATTTCTATTTATAAAAATATTAAATGATATTTTTATAAAGCTAAAATCTTATATTATTTAATGTCAGGAAAAAATATTCAATTGGTTGCATTTGGAGCCCAAGATACATTTTTATTTAACGATCCAGAAATAACTTTTTTTAATACAGTATATAAAAAAAAATGTAATTTTTCTGTAGAAACAATTAAAAATGTATTTAAAGGAAATATTAATTTTGATAGTGAAATTAATTCTAAAATACAAAAAACTGGTGATTTAATTGGGTTTACATATGTTGAAGCAATATTACCTCCATTAAATACAAATGGTTCTCAAGTTACATATTGTAATCGTATTGGTTTTAGATTATTAAAAGAAGTATCATTAAAAATAGGTTCTATGACCATTGATAAACATTCTTCTACATGGTTATTATGTTGGTCAGAACTAACAATGAATAATGATAAACAAAATATACTAAATAATTTAGTTGGTATAAATAGAACGATTACACCGGATAATATTACAAATATAAATAATGAAATATCAGATTATAATGCAAATGAAAATATAATATTAAATATTCCTTTAATGTTTTCATTTTGTAGACATCCTACTTATGCTATACCATTAGGTGCTTTATCATACCATGATATTGAAATTTTTATAAACTTAGAAACATTTCAAAATTGTTTATCAACTGGTACAAATAATCCAAGGGATATAGAACAACCAGAAAGTTCTATAATTAGTATGTGTTTATATTCAGATTATTATTTTATTGATGAAATTGATAAAAAATCTCTAATTAAAGGACCACATGAATTTTTAATAGAGACTGTTCAAGAAAATACATATAAGGTTATTCCAGGAATGCAAAGTATTAATTTAAATATGTTTCATCTAATTAAAGAATTAGTTTGGGTTATTAGAGAAACACCAAATAAAACTAATAATAATTTACATTTTATTAATTATTATGATGGTTCAGATAATTTAGCTAAAGATAATAATATTGTTTTTAGTATAAATCATACATCAACTAGTTTAAACAATTTAATAAAAGAAAATAATATTTTTATTATTGATCAAACATTTAAAATACCAGATAGTAGTGGTAATTATATAGATATTTCGATTAATAATACTAGTCAAAGAATTAATCCTATAATTGACCCAAGTGGATCCGAAATTGATGGTAGTGGAGTAACATTTTCTGGTGATATATTTACTAATTTTACATCTGATTCAGAAATAACATATATATTAAATAATAATCTTGCAAAATATAAATCTAATAATATAAATATAAAAAAAATTAAAACAACTACTATTACAGTTAATAATGAAACATTTGAGGTACCATATGGTGATGGAAATAATAATATTATTGTAGATGGAGATAATTATATATTAGAAGATACAACATTAGATTTATCAACTATTAATGATGCAAAAGGGTATGTTAAAAATGGTACTATAAATACATGTGTTGAATCTAAAATTGTGTTAAATGGACAAGATAGAATGGAACTTAGACATGGTAGTTATTTTAATTATGTTCAACCTTATCAACATCATAGTGGTAATCCATTAATAGGTATAAATGTATATTCATTTTGTTTAAATCCAGAAGATATAAAACCAAGCGGAGTTTGTAATTTTTCAACAATTCAAGAAAAAGTATTAAAAGTAAATAGTAATGTGAATGGACTTATAACAATTATGGGATTAGGATATAATGTACTAAAAATTTCAGGAGGTTTTGGTTCATTATTATACAAATAAATATATATATATATATATATATATA